GATCGAATATCTGTTCGAAGTTGTTTTCTAACTTAGTCTTCATTCTGCATTACCACTAGTAAAGAAGTTTGCATCTTCAATAATACCGTAATTATCATCTTGTGTTATTTCTGATCTGTCGACACTATTACTTGCTACAGAAGTAGGTGTTCCATTAGCAGTTAACCCTGGAGAGACAGCAACACTTGTTGAAGTATTAGTAGAGTCTAGGAAATGAGAATTAATCTCAGCTCTCTTAATAACACCAGAGCTGTATGTTGGTCCGAAGATGTAGCCTTTCATTGTAAAGTTCAATGTATGGATCAAAGCACGTCTTTGAGAAAAGTCCCCTTCATATGAGTCCTCTGTACTAATATCATTGAGAACAGTAGGAACATCTACTTTGGTTCCAAGTGCTGGAACTAGGTTTAGAGTGTTAGTCCATTCTGGTGTAAAGAATGGAATAATGTTTTCAAGTATCTGTACACCATCATCTGCATTCTTAACAAACACGTAAAGTGAAATGTTAAAGTCATAAGGGACTGGAACATATGCAGAGTTTACTTTGTTCTTATCTGTGGTACTTGGAGTCTTATAATCTAAACCCATTCTAGGAAGGGATACAGCAACGTCTCTATCAAGATTTGGATCCTGTGCTAATCTTACAAGAAACTTTTCCTTTGGTCCATAGGCAATAGGAACACGCAGAGTTTGAATCCGTGTCCCTTCTGTATTGAATCTCTGTACGTCAATATCATTGAACATTGTACCAAATGTAATGATGTACTTTCTTATGACGCCGTTGTAATACGTATGTCCGAACATATTAGTATCTATCGACCTCACTGAATGGATTTACTTCACTAAAGTCAATAATACCGTCTAAGTTAACCTGAGATGTAAAGTATTCGTTGTTAGCAGTGAGGTCTGTTGTTTCAATAGTAAATTCTTGAAGAATAGAATCACCATCCTCTGAAAGGAGAAGATCTCCGTCTTCTTTTAAGAACTGATAGAGTAGAGTATCAAGAGTGTTTTCTGTCTCAATTAGATCTATTTCAGTGTTGCCAGTATCAATACGTTCACTACTGTACTCGAACAACTCACAACGTAGATCGTAAGACTGCATTCTACCCATCTGGAAGAATGTTGGGCGATCATCCACATACATGATCTCAAAGATCTTTCCAATCATTGGGAAGTAGATCAGATCACCCTGCTGTGGTCTATTCATAGAGTTTAAGTAGTCGTCACCTTCAAGTTCCCACGATTCTGTATTAATGTCACCAGTCAGAAACTGACGTGATGGATCGTCATTGTCTCCGTCTTCGAAGATCAGATTGTATCCAACCTCAGTCATAATCTTTGGAGAAGTTATTGCTTGATCGAATCTTTTACGAGCAACAGTAAGAACTACTTGGTCTCTAATCTCTAGTCCGAACTTAGAGAGAAACTGACCGTCTCCCTCAAACCCTTCCATTGATTTAAGATACATTTCGACAGGAATGGCTTCGTCAAACTTAGACAAAGGATCTTCACCAAATAGATGATCGACTGCTATTCGAGTGCGGGGTAGATATAAGACTTCGTGACCATATATCTTGATTGACTCAAGAATTAGGTCTTCTACTAGATCTTGTTCTCTAGTAAAGCCATAGTTGTTGAAATAGCGATTAAGCATATCAATTCATCATATCCATAACTGGCAATGAGTAACTAGAGATCATTTCATCTTCGAGTTGTCGTCTTTCTTCGGTAGCCTCTTCCTTGCTGCTTTACTAAGCAGGTAGCATATCTTCTTAACCACCTATCTTTCCATATATCAGAATACACATTAGGATCAGTAATACGATATGCTTCTGCAATTACATAACTCCCGACAGTAACGTCCTCATCCCACAACATATCAATATGCAATTTGTTAACATGACGATTGTAACGGAAGGGCTTACTACCAACAAAGATCTCTTCTAGTGTCTCAATATGACGCATAGCTGTGACATATGGAACATAAGTTGTTGAGGTAAAGTCAAAAAGATCGTTTAGGTGAATCTGATATCGAATGTTGAACAGATTAGATGTTTGGACACTATCCCCAATATCAAAGATGTTAGCTACACCAATGATATTTTCATCGAGTGTAAAGTATTGGTTGTCAATATCAGCTTGTGTGACCTGTAACTTTTCTAGTGTACGTTCTGTACCATCAAAGTGATAGTCATGATAGTAATCGAGAGCATCGTCAAGCCGATCCTCTACTTGTTCGTCATCTACGTTAATGTCGACTACAGGAGCTCCAAGCTGACGGAGGACGTAGTCTTTGAATTCTGTACGGTTGGTTGGACGAGCCATGTGAACCCCGTTGATAAATATTAAAAAATGATTTATACTTTCTATATTTATCTAACTGAATTGAGAGGAATAAAATGGGACGTTACAGTACTGAAATATCTGTCCAACCACAACAAAATAATGATAAACCTGCAAATCAATTAAACAATAATTTTCAACAAAATTATAATTGGCCTGACAATTTTCCGTTAACCTTGATTAGTGTAGATTTAAACGGTACTCTTATTGAAGATAATTTACTTACTGGTCCACAATCTGTAAATGTTTTACCAGGTGTTCTAGAATCGATTAGATTACTAAGATTGAAAGGTCATAAATTTTTTATTTTATCAGATCAACCTGAAATAGGAACTGGTAAACTTTCTGTTCAACAATACGAACAGAGTTTCGAATATTTGATGAAGTTGTTTGGAGATGCTGGTATTCAAACTATTGATGGTATGTTGTATAATAATACGAACTTAAAAAATGATGAGTTTGCCAAACCAAATACAGGAATGATTAAAAGAGCTGAAAATCAAATATTTCAAGGAATAAAATTTAAAGGTGGTTATCATGTTGGTGATAGTATAGAGGACCTTAAGATGGCCGATAAAGCAAGAATGCAACCAGTGTTAGTGTTAACAGGAAAAGGTATAAATGCAGAAAAAGAATTACAAAAATATTCTAATAAAGAATTGAAAAAGAAAACCTTAATTTTTACCTCTTTTGTTGAATTCGCTCAACATATACTTAAACTAGGAGCGGCTTAAGCCGCTCTTTCGTCTATATCTGAATTGTGTTCTACTTTAGACAATTTTAGAATTTTGTTAATTTCTGGAAGATACAAATAATTAATTTCACTATTCCTAATTGTATCGATAGCATCTTGTAATGTTTCTACCAAAGGTTCACCTGCCAAATTAAAGCTCGTATTGAACAATATTGGCACATTAGTCAATTTATAGAATTCATTAATTAAGTCATAATAATTTTTATTTTGTTCCTGTGTAACTGTTTGGATTCTACATGTACCATCGACATGGGTTATAGCGGGAACCTCACCATGCTTTTCTAATTTAAAATCCATGGCATACATCATATATGGTGAATCTTCTAGCCCGTAGGTTTCAAACCAATCTTCAAAATGTTCTTGCAACATTGATCCAGCAAACGGTCTAAACCATTCTCTGCCTTTTACCTTATTGACATTGTCCTTGCCATTAAGATCCCTAGGATCATACAAGATAGAACGATTTCCTAAAGCTCTCGGACCTGCTTCTGATCTTCCTTGAAATAATGCAACTATATTTCGTTCTGAGATAAGTCGTGCGACATCAGATGGAGTGGTATCTATTAGTTCACCACCTTCTATAGAAGAAAGAAGATCATAATTATGTTGCGTTTCAATACCATGATATAGTGATTTTAATGGTCTAATAGTGTCATCATTATTTTCAGAATGATGAATAAGTTTGGCTAAACCAATTGCAGTCCCACCATCATGTGCAATAGGATCAAACCAAATATTAAGATCTGGAAAACGTTTCTGCAAATAATAATTAGCTACACAGTTGAGACCATAACCCCCTGCTACTACTACATTTTTTTTGTCTGTTAAAGCAATTGCCTTTTCAATCAAATCCCCTACAAGCTCTTGAGTTTCTTGTTGCACTTTCCATGCTAGATTTTTTTCTGTATCTGTAACCTTACTAGGATCATGGTGCCATTCTGTAGGATTCTGTTTCTGAGCTAAATTATCATATAATTCAGAATCTAGGAAAGCGCCTGCAGGGTAGTTTGGAATAAATAAGTTTTTGTTTCCTTTACCATTAATAAACATATCAGGTATTGAATCATCTTGCTGACCATATGGTGCAAGACCCATCGTCTTTCCAGCTTCAATAAAACCAAAACCCAAATATTCGGATATTGCTTCATAGGCTTTTGTAATTGTTATTGTATTGTCCATTTCCATGTCTTGAAATTGAACACGATTAGTATCGTAGTTACCACCATATCTCTTAAAAATATTTTTAAAATTAGCTGGATACGAACATTCTATAATAGATTCAGTTTCCCAACCCGAATTTGACAAAGTATTTTCATCATCAAGCTGCAAAATGTGTCTAGACCCTGCTCCATCAACAATGATTGCTACCGCTTCTTCAAATCCTGAGTTGTAAAAAGCCGCGGCTGCATGACCCAAATGATGTTGAGATCCTACATTAATTACTTTGACATTTGGGCAAAATTTTCGAACTAGAGCTGAATATGAATCTTCTCCTGTCCATGGCAACAAACTAAAATTCTCACTTGTACCACCCAACACGATAAAATCAATACCGTAGCCAACAGCTTCAAGAATACCTCTGAAAGGGTTTCCATCATATTTCATTCTGCTAAGCCTTTCCTCTTCAATGTAAAACTTAAGTTCTCCATCGATCAAAAAAGCAACAGAACCATTGTGGCCTGGATTCACTGCAATAATATTCATTTTATTTTACCTTATTTTCAATATCTTTGACAATAGATTTATAGATATCATCTATTTCTTCGTCTGTATAATCCATTAGACGATCATTCAAACGGTCAGCTAAATGACCATCTAAATGACTAATACGAATTGGGGAATACTCCTTGTGCACACTTTGTTTTTCTATTATATTAAAAAAATCTGGGTAAGATGTATTGATAGAAAAAGTAGAACCAATAAACACTGTACCTGGCTTTGCAAATGCTCTCGCCATATGTTGACCAACTGAATCACATCCAATAAAATAATCTGAAGCTTCTATAATTGCAGCCCACATGCGCAAATCAACTTCTGGTTTATATGTAAACGTATCTTCCTGCATAAAAAAATTATTATCACCAAAGAAAATTAGATTGTACTTGGTAGACAATTTTTTAACTAGTTTAAGATAAACATGGGGTTCAATTGAGCGTGTAGAATCATCAATAATGTCTTTTTCATCTATACGGTTGGCTGATCGACCATATGGCTGGATAACTATAGTTTTTTGTTTTTGCTGTTGTGTTTTTACTTCTTGAATTAAACTTGCTGCATTTTTTTCTTCCAGCTTGTTTAGTACAAGTTCTGGAGTTTCTAAATCACTGTGATCCGTAGTTTCATTGATAATTTCATCAAAAGCCTCTGCCAAAGATATTTTTTGATTGTAATAATTTGGCTGACGGTATGGCTCTGGTGATACAATAAGATCTAGATCCCGGAATTTTGATTCAAAAATACCTTTTACATCAGGAGAGAAGGATATATTTTGCAATTCTGGGATTCCCCAAAGAAGCGCATCCCATCCAAAGACAAAAATACTTATATTATCGTTGGGATTGTTTCTAACATATTTTTTGAGGGCTGGAATTGCAGCTATTACACGTCCTGCTCCACCATCTATCATAAACGCTTTTTTCATTTATCACCTTCAACACAAAACATAATAATACAATATTATGTATTTTTATTCAACATTTTTTTAATATTAATTAGTTTGTTCTTCAATGGACAAGCAAATATCAAATGGTCCAAAATCTGAACTAAACTCTAACGATTCATTTTCACTTAATACTAAATTACTAATGTAATTCTTTAAAAAATGCGCAGGTTCACCTTTTCTTACAAGAATAATTTTTGTATCATCATATGTTAAAAATAAATCAAAATTATTAAGAGACTCGTCGCTAACAGAACACACATTAAAGTCTTTTACAATAGCAGTTGAGTTTTGCGGTACCTCATAGTCACCTAAAATTAATGTTGTATTAGCAATATTTTTATGTTTAAAATTTTTGAATGACATTTTTAACCTACTATATAGTTTATTCTTCCTGGTTCAATTATATTGCTTCTTACTAATGCAGCAATCCCGTCAGTAAATACCTTACTTTTTGTACTTAGACCATTTAAAGTGTGAAAAGCACCCAACAGTGCTTCTATATCATCAGATATTTGTTCGTCGATAGCATATTTTTTATAGTTAAGAAATTTTTCCCGCTGCTCATTTGTTAATCTTAACATAAATGCAGTAAAGTTTAAAACTTTATCAAACTCTATATTCGGATTAAAAACTTCAGTACCAAAATCTTTTTGTAATTTATATTTATTAGTTATATGCTCAAAAAGATCTTCTACCTTATTTTTTTCATTTTCTTTTACTAGTTTTCCATCAATAAAAAAGCCACCAATGTATTCGTTTTCACTTTCTTCATAATCTTTGGCTACATTTTCATGCAATATTTTAGATGGATCTGTATTCATAACAGATACTATATTGTTATTTTGATCTTTTTTGATCCAAGACATAATCAATACTCTACTACAACTAAACCATTTCCACCTTTTCCATTTATCGTAAAACATCCATTGTTCTGGACATCGCAACACGTACATGTGATAACACACCAACCAGAGAATCCTCCGGAGCCACCGCCAATGCCACCTCTACCAGTGTCAACTTGGTGAAAATCTGCATTGGTATCACATTGGCCAACTCCGCCACACGTAGTCTTGGAAGGAAGTGTAGCCATAACACCACCACCACCACCGGCAAAACCTCCATTACCACCGCTGACTTGATATACATTGTTAAAAATAAACGCTTTACAGCATCCAGAGCATCCAGCATCTGGTGGCGTAGTAAACGGAAAATTCGCCCTTGCCATTGCCGCGCCTCCTCCTGCACCCGGCCCTCCATGTCCTGCACTAATTTCTATGTGTTCATTGTAAGACCCCCCTAATGCAAACTGGGATGCACAGCATGCTATGCACGGTGTAGCGGGTGATGGTTTAATTCTAGTACAAAACCGCATTGATGCATTAGTTACTGTTTTACCGCCGTGGCCAGTTAAATATTCACCTGGTACGGGTACATCAGGATTATCATAGTTTTGAGAATGTCTTTCAGCCCACATCCTAACACCTCTATCATAATTTACATATGTCATACCCCCGTTCACGGAAGTCTGCATAGCAGCTACAAATGTGTCTCCAGAATAAGAGGGATCCATTTTGACTGTATCTAATGAATCTTGGGCACCCCAACCATCTGCAACACAATTTCTTCCAACCCTGCATCCTTCTGCGCCAAGCGCACAACCTGAAACAAGATTGGTAAACCGACAACAATCTAATAGCCATGTGTTACCACATAAAGCTCCAGCGCCACCGACAGCAGTCTGGAAAAATCCAGGCATGAAGCAACGAAAAGTCCGGCAAAACCTAAATCCGGGATAACCATTGCCACACTGTGTAGCAGCAGATCCGCCCCCAACAATTGCTCCTTCTGTAGCAGTTCCACATGTTGAATATTTTAAACTACAAACACATTGACTACATGACATAATAAAACAAGCACCAGGACCACCATTATAATTGACACTACCCCCAGAACCAGATCCCCCTGGATTTATACATCTAAAAGGACAGCCACAAGCACAAAAATCATCCAAGCCACATACATTGCATCTGGCTAAATCACTATTTGAACCAGGTGTAGCTGTAAAACAACCAGCAAATGATGAATTAGTAGGAGCAACACAAAAATTACCTGAGCTACGGAAATGACATTGATTGCATATAAACCCTTGATGACTATCAGTGAAAAACTCACAACCACCTTCACCCACACATATACTAAAACTACATCCAGCACTTGTTGAAATACAGCCCATGGAAAAGCCGCCTCCGCCTCCTCCATGACCCCATGCGCTAGCACCGCCTGCACCATATACTTTTACCCGAATATTTGTTACACCTGAGGGTACTGTAAATGTTCCATCAGTGTAATAAACTTCATACGCTCCCTCACCAAAACTATCTATACATGCCGATCTTACAGACGAGCCTGAAGAGCCTGATGAACCAAAAAATTGCGATAATGTTGACATTTCTGTCTCCTAGATCTTAAGTGAATGCCCAACCGGTTGAAGCATCGATGTATGCGAGTCTGAACGAAGCATAGGCCACATCTACAGTCAAATTTTCTGCACTACCCATGATATTCTCATTATTTCTATCTATCACTGATGTAGTATCACCAATAGTATCGGCAAAACCTACTACATCTCCTACGGTAGGTGATGAGGGCAGAGTCAAAGTAACACCTGCAGTGTTGCTATAAAATAGTGTACCCGCAGTAGCGTTAGTATCTTGATCTATTACCGAGGTAGTAAGTCTAGTGTTAACCTGTTTTCTACTATCATCAATGACAGTAGTACCACTGATTTTGATTGCCATCTTCGTTTCCCAGAACTATTAGCTTATTTTTTATTTATATAAATGCAATCTTTATAAGTTATTTTGCATTTTGTTTATAACTATCTGTTGTTCTTTTATAGCTTCAATGAGTAATCCAACCAATTTTCCATAGCTAACGGATTTAAATCCTTCATCATTTGTGATTACAGCTTCAGGTATTACTTGCTCAATTTGTTGAGCAATAACCCCGATAGAATCTTCACCGGAATCGATCCAATTAAAATATACTCCATCAAGCTTCATTACCTTATCTACTGCATTATTTATATTTTTAACATTAGTTTTTAATCTTACATCAGAAGTAGAATTAAAATCTAACGCTGTAACAGTTCCTGATGCAGTCAGATCTGTTACATCTGTGACAGCACCAGCAATACTAGCAGCACCATTGATATCCAATGAACCGCCTTCTATCTCATCTGAAGCAGCAATAGTTGTTACACCTGTCAATGCACCTGACATAGATAACGTTGTTACACCAGTTATACCACCACTCATAGTTAGAGTAGTTAATGTACCAACACTAGTAATATTAGGTTGAGCAGCAGTTGATAATATTCCATCCAATACATTACCTGTTACTGTATCTCCGGTAATGTTAATACCTGAAATATCGGTTCCGTCAATATCACCAGTAACACTAAGATAATTTGATACAATACCTGCATTAAATATTGTATTAGCATTGAAAGTTGTAGGTGCATCGAACGTAGTGTTTGCTACAAACGTAGTAAAATCATTCGCACTTGCTGCTTCAGCGATAACCTCATTGGTTCGTAATCGCCACGTGTTGAATGAATCTGTTAGCTCTACGTTTGCTACGTTTAACGCCATTATTTGTTATCCACAATTTGCTTAAGTTCTTTGATCGCTTCAATCATTAGACCAATCATGTTATTATATTTAACTGTTTTTAATCCACTTTCATTTGTAGATACTACTTCAGGAACTACCTGCTCAACTTCTTGAGCGATTACACCCATTGCATGTTCCCCTGTATCCTTCCAGTCAAAGTTTACACCAGCTAGCTGCATTACTTTATCTAATGGATTTTCTATGGGTATAATGTTTTCTTTTAGTTTCTGATCTGAAGTAGAATTAAAGTCTGTAGCAGTAACTGTACCGTTTACATCTAAAGCCGTAGAAGGATTATTTTTTCCTATTCCTACATTACCTCCAGCTTGGAAATATGCTATAAGCGTATCATAAGTACTATCAGTATCGTAATTTCCTCCACCACTTACAACAGAAAACGAATCGTTTCCATCGTTGCCTCTAATAGCAGCTACTAAATGACCTGATTCATCACCTTCTATTACACTTCCAAAATTGGATCC